ATCTGCTATTCTTTGGTCTTCAGCATCCTTCGCTTCTTGTTTTTCCTTTTCATCTGCTATTTTTTGATCTTCTATTGCTTTTAATGCTGCTGCTTCCTCATTTTTCAATGCAATTGTTTGTGATGTAACTTCTTTTTGTTTTGTGAGTTTAGCAGTTTCAAGTTGTATAAGGTTTGCTTCAAGTTGTGCTTCTGCTTCTAAATCTTCTTTAGTTGATTCGCTTAATGAGTTCTCTAATCTTATTGCTTCTAATCTTAATCTTGCTGCTGCAATTTCTCTATTTGTTATTTTTTCTTCAAGTGCTGCTGCTTCTTCCAAAAACCCAATTCGCTCTTGTACTGTAAATTTTTCTCTGTCAACTGCTTTTTCCAAAAGGTCTGCTCGGTCTCTGTCTGCCTTTGCTCTAGATACAATTAATTCTCTTTCAGCTTTATCTGCTTTTGCCCTCATATCGGACAGTTCCCCTGCTATTTTAATTTCTTTAGCAGTTTCTTCTCCAAAGTTTCTAATACCTTCTGTAACCTTTTCTATTGATTTTGCAGCTTCATCAAAATTTAAACTTACAACGTTTAAAATAACATCCCCAAAGTTTCCTAATATATCTGTTACGTTGCCAATTATAACTTTAATTTGATTTAAAAATTTTGAGAATTTATTTTGACCTTCTTCTGAATTTGTCAATGCAGTTCCTACTGATGTAATTGCTAAAGCTATAACACCAAACAAACTAGCCTTCATAATACCATTAATAGTAAGTAGGCTTTTGCCAAACTTTTTTACTGCTGTCAAACTACTTTTAAAACCACTTACAAGACCACCTGTCATTTTATCACCAGCATCGTCTATTGCAGATAAGTCTTGTGATGTTTCTTTGAGGTCTTCGTTTAATTCTTCAATATTACCCTCAGCCTCTTTAGTATTGGCTTTTACATTTACTATTATTTCTTTTGCCATTTTATTTCTGTTTTTATTTGATTAAACGTTTCTTTAAAACTTAATGGTAGTTTGTGTTTGCCTTGTGCAATACGAATGTTCTCTGTTTCTCCATTTGCCATTTCTAATAATTTTAATATACCTTGTAACATTATGATATTGTATTTATTTTAGTTAATAATTCTAATGTGCTTTTTCCTGTTTGTAAGTTTGTACTTATTTTGTTTATGTAAAATTCTGTATTGTTTACAACTATAGTGTCGCTAAGTTTGTATCTAAGTAGAAACTTTTGTGGTAAGATTGCGTTTACTTTTATAAGTCGTCTATTGTAACTAAATACATCTCTTATGTATTGTTTGTAGAAACCTTCAAATAATGTATTGTTTTCTATTGTAGGTACAAATTCGTCTACTTCATTACTAAAGTTTAAAGTCTGTCCTGTAGTAACTGTTGAAAATGTAGTGGTTACGTTAGATTCACTTGCTACTGCTGAGGTTCTAAGTAAACTACCTGTGACAATAGGATTCAATGTAGATGTCGCTCCAGGACTTACAGATGTAGCTGTGGTTACAAAGGTATCAGGTTCTACAAACGTAAAACTAACTGCACCAGATTCACTTGCGCTTATTGATATTTCAACGCTTTGCGTTCCAACTCTAAAGTTTGATGCTCTGTTAAATGTCGTAATTGATGCTGGATTTCCAACACTTGCTCCGTCTTGCATTTGTATTGTTGTACCTTGTGTACTTGCTTTAAAAAATAACAATGGGTTTTTTACAACAGGATTCTGATTATCGTCTACAAAGTAACCAAAGCCAATAGTGGTGTCTGATTGGTCAGCTCCGTTTTTAAGTTTTTCAAAAAACATCTTTTCAAAAGGTAATTCTATTCTATAATCTTGTCCTCTGTTTAGTCTTGGGTCTCGACCACTATTATTAGCATCTTTTGCTTTTACGCTTCCAAGTTGTCTGTTGTTTATTTTACTAAAGAAGAAAGCTCCAAATGTTGATGGGTCTGCAAACTTAAATTCAACATCATTAAAAGGTACGCTAAAGTTTGATTCGCCTTGTGATGTATCTATAAATTCTGTAATATCCCTACTTGTACCAGACGAATAAAAACTGTCTAATGTTTTTACAACTACATCTCCAAAATCTGCATTACTTGGATCGTCTTCAATAAATGCCGTCAAGTTAAACATCTTAAATAGTCCTGTAAGAAAAGATAAAATACTAATGTCTGGAATGTTGTCTGTTACAAAAATAGTTTCTACAAGACTATTAGGCTCAACCAACCCTGCTGTAATATTAGATGTCGTTACATCTTCGTTTTGGTTTTGCAAAATTATAGTTACTACCCTTTGGAAAGTTAAAGAATAAGTTAGATTCAAACTTGTTTCTGTCGTTTCAATAACAAATTCTACATTGTGTTGCTCAAAAGAATTGGTATTTACTGTTACAAAGTTTTGTGTTAACGTAAGACTACCTACTTGTGTATAAACAACCTCGCTTATAATTTCTCCTGTACCTGCTTTTCTTAGTTTTGCAGTAAATTTAGCACTTGAACTTTGAGGTGTAACATTCCAAACAATTTTCATAGTCTCCTTAACTCCTGGTAATTGATCTCCTGTTCTGAATCTGAATATACCTCCGTCAAACAATGGTCCAGTAACAAATGGTCCAGGATTGAAAAATTCTACTAGATCACCTGAAAAATTAGAAATATTGTTTAGTATTATCTTAGATACATTTGATGTATTACTTGGAGTGATTCCTACAATACCTTTGTTTCTGTGAAGCCACATATATAAGTCTGCAAACATTCCAGTATCTTTGAAAAAGTCATCACTAAATTTTAAATCAATATCTGGGTCTTGTTCAATTGTTCTTATTACATCAATAACTCGTATTGCTGGTTTTAAATCATTAAATATAAAACCCTTTGTGCTTCCTAATCTTTCTGTAGCTCCTGAGCCACTAGTCGCTTGACTTCCGTTTGCAAATAGATTTCTAGTTGTGCTTGACCTGTCTTGAGTAGTTAATACGCCTCCATCAGAACTCGAGCTGTTAAATATAAAACGTTGAGTATGAGATATTAACGGATAAATAATTTTAGCTACTGATGTAGTTTGATTTCCAAGTGACGTAACAAAACTTTCTAAACCTTGTTTTACGTTTGCTACGCTATAAGCGTGATCGAATTCTGAGAAATCTAAACTTGATAATATCCTGTCTTTTAGTTTGTCTTTTAACGTTACTGTTTCTCCAAAGAATGTAATGTTGTAGCTTTCTGGTTGATTGTTTTTTAACTTCACACCATTTAGTACAATATAACCACTTTTAAAGCGTTTGTAGTTGAGTTCTATTATTGCCCTTAGCTTTGTGTTGGCGTTAAATATTGAATCGTTTACAAGGTTTTCTACGATGTCTGTTCTATAGTAATGTCTAAATAATAAATTGTTTTTACTACTAGCAGGTAAACTAAATGACTTACTAAAGTCTGTAAATATTTTTTCAATGTCTTTTACATCCTGTATTGTTTGTGTAAGTGTAACTTGCTCGTCATCAAATAAATCTAATCTTTGATAGTCTATGTCGGTTATAAGGTTTATTTCATTCCATTTTCTAAAAGCGTTTTCCCAGTTTATAGCAGTAGTGTTCCACAAATCTGGGTCTGGTTGTGGATTGTCTATTTTAATATCAGGAATAAGTAACGCTAAGTTATTCATTATCTAATGGTGTTTATTTTATCAAATGCAAATTTAAATGTCATTGTATAATTAACTAGTCTATCATTTAAACTTGTTTGGAAAGTAACGCCACTATCTTGTGGTACAATTGGTAAGTAAGCATTGTCTTTGAATATCCAACATCTTGGAGAAATAAGTATTTCTTCTATTACTTGATTATAACTGTCATTGACATAACCTGAATTAAGTATAATTGTTTCCCTGCTGTTTATGTTTCTGTTTTTGTATTGGTGATTGTTTACCGAATAAGTACCTCCTGTTGTTAATGTATTTGTTTTTAGTTCTTCTCTTTGTACTGCTACACTTTCAGTTGATTTTAAAAAGAAGTTAACCTTCTGTAAAGCCCCGTGCCTATTTACAAATATTACAGGGAGGTTTGTAAATTTATTACAAGGCTGTTCTTCTATTGTTATTGTTTCAGTAGAACCACTTGTTACAATATCTACGCTTGTTAATGTTGCAGTTGTACTTGTAGCATATACAATAGAATTGTTTGTATTGGAAACGCCTGTCGTTACTGTTACACTTGAAACTGTTGAGCTTCCGTTTTTAAAGTTTACAGTTGTCGCACCTGTTAATGTATCACTTCCAGAATTTACACTAAAGTTTGCAAGCACAGGAATGTATAAGACTTCTTGTGTTTCTCTAAATATAGTATCGTTACTTATAAGTTTTGTAACGTTTCCTTTGTACCTGTTTAGACTTTGTGTTGTTGCACTATTGGTTGTGCTTGTTATTGTAAATCCGTCCTCAAAATAACCTACGCCATCGAATGCTAACATAATTGTTGAGATTGCATCTAAAGCAGTACCAGAACTATTTTTTGGAGTGGCTGTTGTTTGTACCCATACATTAACACCATTACTACCAAACGAACCAGAAAACGAATAAGCAATGTAGTCTTTTATAAGTTCACCTATTTCAAATATTACATAGTTATTGCTTCCTACCTCGTTCTTAACAAGCTCATAAGTTGTGCTAGGACTTGATTGAAAAGCACCTGAGTATATTGCAAGTGTCATCGTACAAGATGCTAGACTACTATTTTCTATTTTTAAATATACTGGACTGTTTATGTTTATCTTTTCTATTGCCATTATAATTCTTTTTCAAAGTCGTTTACAAATGATGCTATTAATGTTTTTGGTAATGTTTCAAATCTTTTCTCAAATGGTTTAGTAAAGAATAAACTAGGTTTAATACCTTGCTCAAATATTGATTTAGCTATTATAAAATTTAATCCTTTACGTTTTGTAAACTTACCAGATTCCCTGGGCGCAATACCTTTACGAACTGTCCATTTATCAAATACTTTAGAAGGAGGTCTTTTGTTTGTGTATTTAAAAGGAGTGTTGTATTTTTTCTTTGTACCAGAAACACCTTGATCTTGATATGACCCATACTCCTCCATTATAAACTGCAATATAAAACCAGAACTATCAAACAATAATTTGTAATCTAAAGAGTTGTATAATTTTTTTGATACATTTTTTTTACCTTTAGTGAGGTTGGTTCTAGATTGTTTTATAACATACTTAGCGAACTTATTTAAAACGTCTTTACTCTCTTGAAACTCCATTAGCAATTACTTAAATCATTATCAATAAATATATTCATTGTCGCTGCCCATCCTGCCATACGATTATTAAACCTTTCGTAAAATGGTTCACAAGTTGGGTCTCCGTCTAGTTGGTATTTGGTTGTGTATAAAGAACCCCTACGAAGTAGGTTTATAATTTTATTCAAAACACCGAGCTGAGTATTAAGTACATCTTGTTCGTTATTGTTTCCCGTAAAGATATCTGTTGTATCTTCTTTGTTTTCGTTTACAACATCCATAGCCATAATGGTTATGTTAAAGTTTAGTACTTGTTCCTGTGTGGTTACTGTGTTTACAATAATATGAGCTAACGGAAATATAGTTTGCTTTGATAAATCTATTTCTGTGATGTCTCCAGTTGTTACAGTATTTACATTAGGGTCGCTTAACAAACTTGTTTTAATTGTTTCTGTAACTTGATAAAAACCTCTTATTCCTTGATTGCTCATTTATATTTGCTTTTTATTTGTTGTGATTCTAGTTCGCTTTTCTCTTTCATAAAACTTAACATATTCAAACATTGATGTACATTTAGTTGAGTGATATTTTCAAGTCTTCTAATATCCCCTTGAGCGAGTGAGTAAATTGATGAATACCATCCCCATTTTTGTCCAAATTGACTAAGTGAGTCGAGATCGTTTCCTTCGTTTCGCTGTCCAAATAAACTGTCATAACCTTCGATAAGTCGATTCCTAAACGATAAAAAAAAAGTATGCTACCAAAAACAACATCTAAACTTATGTCTTTGTATTGTTCGTGATCTTTAGCTTTGTATTCTTCGATACTATATTTGTCTTTGAATGTTTGTGTAACAGGTCTATATAGAACAGCCATAGCTTTTTCCATTTCATCCCAATTAGTAATATAGGTGTCTAAGTCTACATATTCGCCTAGTGTTATGTCGTCTAGGTTTGGAATAAATCCGTAGTCTTTGTTATTGAATTTTATTCTTTGTTTTAGTTTCGGCTTTTGTTCAAACATATCAGCTAGGATGTTTGTAATCCTGTAAACATCTTTAGCTTTGATTTTGTATGCTTCTTTAAGTTCTATGCCACAGAAAATCTCAATCATCTTAGAAGCCATAAAGTGTTCGTCGGTGTTTTCTTTTTGTACTTTTAAAAACTTTTGGTATTGCCAGAGCTTGATTTCTGAAAGATCGTTTGGAACGTTTATTTTTATCTTCATATATATATATCGAAATAAATCAGGCATTTTAGTTTCAAACAAAAAAAAGCAACCATTTCTGATTGCTCTTTCCAGATTTAAACAAAATATAAACTTTTTAATTTTCTTTTTTTATCCAGTTATTCTGGTGATCTATAATTGTATATCTATGTTCTTTTAAAAGTTCTATTGCTTTGTTTACTTCTTTTGCCTTTTCTACGAGACCAGATTTATTTTTTAAAGCCTTAGATTCATTTTGTTTTATTTCTTCTATTGCTCTAAAGTATGCAAAGTGCTGGTTCTCAAACGGATTGTGTGCCATTTTATTTAATTTTAATTTCACTTTCAAGAAGATTTATTGTTGCATAAATAAACCTTTCTTTTTCTTTTTTTGTTGGAAATGATGTTCTTACTCTAATCCAAAATGCTTGTTCTTTTGGGTAGAATAAATGTTTCAGTATTTGTCCGAACTGTTTCATATTTGTATTGTTAAGAGTAATACTATAATAGTTGCAACTACATAAAAGCTGATTAACCATTTCCAGTTATTTGGGTCTTGTTGTAAAAATTTGTTTATCATTTGTTTTGTTTTAATTATATAGTTCTTAATGTTATAAGATTACCTAATATTGTTTTTGCACTTTCTAAATCAAGTTTTATTTCTTGAATATCGTCCTCAGAATTAAGTATGTTTTTAGTGTCATCTTGTAAATCAACTATCACAGTTTTGATTTGCTTTATAATATTGTTTTTTTCTTCAGTACTCATTTTGTTTTGTTTTAAGTTATACTTTGTTTTAATTACATTGCTAATATACAACTATTTATTTAATTATTAACAAAATTTAATAACTTTTTTTTTATTTATTTATCTTATTGCATATTTACCCCTATTAGGATTTTGTAGTTGCATCATCAAAGCATATCGAGCTGCATCAATACAATCAGGATGCGACCCTGTTGGTTTTTGAATATTATTTCCCTCTTTGTCTTTTGCCCATACATATCCCTGTAATTCTTTTATTAAGTTCTTTGATCTGGAGGTTACATATATTTCGTTTTGGTTTATTAAGTTGATGCCATATATTACTGAATCCCTACCTTTTGAAACTCCTGCTATTTTATGCCCGTATGCTCTGATCTCACTTATACTTTTTGGTTCTGCTGAATCTGCCCATAAATGGGTGGTGATGTTATTGTCTTTTAAGAATCTGCTTATGTCTCTATTTAACATACCCTTTCTATAAAGCACTTCATCAAAGATATATGCTTCGTTCCACTTGTATAAAAAAATAATAGTACTGGGGTCTACAGCAAATCCGAAATCAAGTCCTCCACAAAGTAATCTAGCTTCATAAGGAATGTTATCGATACTTTTCCAGTCAGGAATACAAACGCCTTCAAGACTTCCTATTTCTCCAAGACCATATACTTTCCACCAGTTAGACCAGTATGTACTTGTCTTTGCTTTTATCCTAGCTTTTTCTATTTCTTTTATTATTGATTTAGGTAAGCTTTCATTGTCTTTATAAGTAAGTGTAATAAAGTCAGTATCGTTTTGTCCTATAAGTTCTTTATCTACCCAGAATAAATTTGCGGGATTATAGTCAAGCCATATATCCCCAGATGTTCTTACTGCTAATTGTTGGTATGATTCAAAGTCTATATTGTTACATTCGTTTATGAATAAGTCTGTACGCCTCGCCCCTCTAAGTCTGTCTGGTTGGTCTGTACTAAAGAACTCAATATATGAGCCTGTACTGAATTCGTATTTTAAGGTACTTTTGTTAAACTTTTTTTCATCGTACCTATTAGTTGCCTTTAGAATGTTTAGAAAGTCTTTTAATGCACCTCTACGTAAGTGTGGGATGCTTTCTGCTACTACACTTATTTCTTTGTAATAATTCTTAATTGCATAGTCAATAAGTATCATCAGAATTGCAACTGTTTTCCCCGCTGACGAACCTCCACGTATTATTTTTATTCTATTATCTAATTTTCTTAATCTTTTTACAGCTTGTGTTTGATTGAACATTAGTCAATAAATAAAGGTACATCTTCGTTTACGTGAATGTCTTTTGTTTCTTTTGGTTTGCCTGCGACGTAATTATAATACAATTGCACAAACTTAAAGTCTTTATTCTTCAAACCTTGCTTAAGTGCTTCAAAAGCTAATGGTTCTAAAGGTGTAAGTTTTTCTATTAACTCTAATTCTTGTGTTTTTGGTTTTCTGCCCGCTCCTATTCTTTTGCCCCCGTTATTAATTCTTTTATCCATAATTGAAAAAGATTGATTAATCAATTTTATATATTTATATATCGTATTTAGTTAATAATTTTATATAGCTACTTTGCATTTTATTTTTTCTATTGATTTATAATTATAAAGTTTTAATTTATTATAATAAGAATATTTTACAGGATTTAATATTTTATTTTGTAAATATTGTAATACAGGATTAATTTGATTTTCATAAATATGTGCATTTATAAAGTTTATATATATATATCCTGCTTTATAGTTTGTTTGTTTTGCTATATACAATAATAATAAACTATAAAGTGCTATATCATAAGGTACACCTAAAAACAAGTCGGCGCTTCTTTGAATTATACTCATATTTAATTTTTTATTACTTATATATAATTGAAAGTATAAATAACAAGGAGGTAAAGCCATATTTTTTAATTGCTGAGGGTTCCATAAGTTAATAACGTGTCTACGGCTTTCTGGATTTGTTTTAATAGCTTCTATTGTGTTTTTAAGCTGATTAATGCCCTTACTATTATAATTAATTAATTGGTGCCCATAAACAGGCCCTAAATCACCGTTTTTATTTGCCCAGCTATCCCATATTGAAATATTGTTTTTTTTAAACCTTTTAATATTTGTTTCGCCGTTAATAAACCATTCAAATTCTGTTTCAAATATTTTTTGACTTATGTGCTTACTTGTTAGTATAGGGAAATATTTATTTATATTTATTTTTAAATGTTTATTATAAATCGCATAAGCTTTGTATTTTGTTCTTGTTTTTTGTAGTTCGCCTTTATATAAACATTCTTTTAATATTTTTTTATATTTTATTTCGTATTTATTTTTCATATCCTCCATTAAGAAAACTATCAAGTGCTGATATGTAACCTACTGCGTCTAAAAAAGTGTCTTTTTTGCTGCTATATGCTAATCTGCTAAGTTTTAAAGCAATCATACATTTATAAAAGTCTTCAGTTGTAATTTCTTTATTGCACATTTCAGAAGCCATTTTTGCGGCCTTGCTTATAGATTCATTAATAGGACCATATTGCCTTTCTTTTTCTTCGTCTCTTTTAAATATAATTTTATTTGCTTTTTTTAAAATATTCATATTAATTTTTTTTGAAAGTTCCGTTTACAATTTTACCTTCTCTATTTTTAATTTCACTATAAGCGCTTTCTATACATTCTTCAATTGTAAAATTATTTAAAGTAGCTAAATTTGTTAATACAATTACTATGTCTCCAATTGCATCTTTTATTTCATTATTATTATTTTCTAATAAAGCTTTTGCTAATTCTCCCGCTTCTTCTTGCAGTTTAACATATTGTGTTTTAACATCCCCTTTGCTTATAATTTCTTTATTAATTGCCCACAAACGTATTTTATCAAATATATTGTTAAAAATACTTAATTGATTTTTTTCTTTATGTAAAGATTTAAATATATTTCGAAAAACATATATTTCATTATTTGTTTTTGATTTTTTTGTATTATTAATTATATGATTTAAAATATTACTAGGTAAAACATCATTTAAACTTTTTATTTTTTTGTTTATATTATTTTTATTACTTCCTTTAAAAGTAATTGTTTGATTTGATATTAATATATTTTGCATAATTGTAATTTTTTTTTTAATTTTTTTTTGACATTTTATCTACTGTTAATGAAAGTTTGTCTATATCCTTATTAGTAAGATATTTTATTCTGTGTTTTATAAGCGTTCTTTTGTGTTCGTTTCTTACACTCTGTATGTTTTCTACTATTTGCTCTAGCCAACTATCTAAGTTCTTATTGTATTTTTTATAGACATCAAACGATCTTATTAAGTGAAGAACTGTAGCGTGGTGCATTGTTTTATTATTGTCTTTGAAAAACCTTGATATTTTATTTAAACCATAATCAAAGTACTTATTAAGAATTACACAAAGTAAAGACCTGGCTTCTACATATTCTCTTTTTCTTGTATTTTCAAAAAGGTTTAATTGAGTGTACCTATTTATCTGTTGTGCTATTTTCAATTCTCTATTCATAATATACCCTCTATTATATAGTTATCTATGTCTTGTCCTTCTATAAAAAACTTTTCAAATATCCCTATTGCTTCTTTTGTTTTACTTTTTCCTTTATCGTAAAACTCTTTACTGCATTTCCATATTGCTATGTCAAGTGAACCTTTGTCTATTACTACAAACTTAAATTGATCGTATGATATATCAAATAGTTTACAGTATAAATAACATTGTACATCGTATGAGTATTTTTTGGCAGCATACGGAAACCCTTTAACATCAGTAGTTGTTTTTATGTCTACAATACTTTTACCACCATTTGTTATTACATCTGCTTTGCCTCTAAACGGAAAGCCTTGCACTATACCTATTGATGGTATTTCAAATGCGCAGTTACTTATTGTTTTTAGAGCGTGTTCGTTTTTTAGAAAAGCATCTGCTATCTTTTCAGCGTTTTCTTTTTCGCTTCTTGTATATACTTCGCTAAGTTCTTTTTTTGCTTCTTTATATGCTTTTGAGTTTTTACTTGTAACATTTACAAAGTTCAATGCTTCAAACTTTCTAGGCTCTAATATACATAAATGCACAAGCCTCCCATCTCTTAATGGCTGCGTTTCTGGGCTGCCATACTTTGTAACATATTTATATGTTTTTGGACTTGATAATAAAAGTTTTAAAGATGAACTACTAAGCGCTAATTTGTTTAGCTCTCCATAATAAAAATTGTCATCCACCATTTTTTTCAAAAGGTCTTTCGTGTTGTAAACGTTTCCGTCTAAAAGTTGAATTCTTTTTTGCATTGTTTATCATTAATTTAATTTCTAAATTGTTTGTATAGATATACATATTGTTTATACACTTTATATATTTAGCTATTTCTTTTCGTCTTTTAGGATCCGCTTTTTCAAACGCCCTAGCCATTGCCTGACCTATATAATTAAAATAGGCTTCATATTTTTGTTTTTCTTTAACGTCCACCAGGCATTATAATTTCTGTTTTGTTTTTGCAATATATTAATAATTATTAACAAATTATAATTATTCTTTATATACTATACTAGCCATATCTTCTGTAAGCAAGTAAACCTGTTTCTTTACCTTCTTCTTTGACCACAATGATGTTTCAGGACAATACTTTTCTTGAATCTCTGGCATTTCTAAATAATTTAGCCAATACAAATACGTTCCTTTGGGGTCTGATACAAAGTAAAGTTTTACTATTTCAGAGTCCATTTCCATTAGTTTGTCGTATTTATATTTCTCTATCATTTTGTCTTTGTAGTATTTGTTTCTAAATTTCATTTCTATTACACACTGATGTCCTTTTCTAGTTTTGCCTTTGCAGTCGTAATGTTCGTATTCGCCGCCACACCACTCAAGCTCCCACTCCTCAAACTCATTTAAAAAACCAACTACAGTTTGTTCAAACTTATGTACTGTTTGTATTTTCATTGTCGTATATCGTATTAATATCACTTATCCAATCATTCCAAATTCTTGGACTACAAGAACAAGGTATGTAATACTTATGATTATACAGTTTGCTATGTAGGTTAGCTATAAGTTTTTGTTCGCTTATATCAATGTTTGTGCTTTTTACAGACTTAAACTGTGTCCATTGTTTGTATTCTGATTTACTTAGCTTTGCCATTCCTGGATATATTATTTAAATATTTTTTTCGCTTATCACATCCGCAGTCATCATATCCAAATCTAAGCGCAATCCAAGTAGCTATTTGTTTTCCTTTACCTAGAGTTATAATTTTAATTAAGGTTTCTAATTTATTCCCTAATTTCATTTTTTAATTGTTTTTTTACTTTATTATATGTATTATATAAACTACTATAACCAATATTTGTTTTTTTTGATAATTGTAAAATTGATTCTCCCTCTTGTATTAAATTAAATACTTTTTTATCATACCAATAAATTTTTTTTAATTTATCATTAACTTTTTTATAAGCTTTGTTATAGTTAATGTCAGTAAAAGTATTTTTTATTTGTATATCATCAATATTTAAATGTTTAATTTTTTTTTCTTTTCTTACTAAATCCCCGAATAAACCTCTTAATATTTTAAATATATAATAATAATTAACTTCTTTATTATTATACATAAAATTTGTGCCCTTTTTAGAATATAAAATTAATTTTAAATACATCGTTTGAACAATATCTTCTGACGTTGTTTCGTTACATCCAAAACTTTTAACAATTTGAACCCATTCCTTATGTTTTTTTGCAGCAATTTCAACTGGTGTTTTCAAAATGGAAAGTTAAGCTGTTCTATTATAGATTTCTTTGTTGATGTTTGATTTTCAAGCTTGTATCCTACATTATTAATAATACTTTCTAAAACAAGTGGGCTATCAAATCCTGTAGGCTTTGTTCCTGTATCGTGATCTTTAACTTTTTTACAATGTAGTTCTGTATATATCCATCTTTGTTCGTGTTGGGTCATCCTTGCTACCGAATAAAAGTCATCAGTTCTATTTGCATAAACATTACCACCTTCAACTTCAGACATTGCTAATGGTAGGGGGTGTCCTGCATATTCGTGATTAGCTGGGTATTTTGCCCTGAAAGCTGCCGTTACCGAGTGCATTATCAACCACATACCAACATTATACTTTTTGACAAAGATTCTAAAGTCTGTCATCATTTCGTATAAATACTCATAAGCATTACTAAACTTCATCATACTTTTATTCTTTCTTAAACTATTGATAGGGTCTATTATAAGACAATCAAACTTGTCTTGATCGTACATTACCTCGCATAAAGATAACAAATCTAAGTAATCATAATTCTTTTCGCAATCAATAAATTTAAAATGCTTATTAACAAATGTGGAATGTTTGTACAGTTCTTCTTGAGATAGTTTGTTTATTGGTTTACAGGACTTAAACTCGATTAACTTTCTTATCAAAGAATATGCTTCATTTTCTGCTGAGAAAACTAAAAACTTAATTTTGTGTTTTAAAGCAAAGGTCATCATAAAAAAAAGAATAATAGATGTTTTACCTGCATTGGCGTGACCCGCAAAACAAGTAACATTTTTTTTAAAGCGTATAACATTGTCTATTTCATCAATGCCTATTTTCGGTGCTTCTTTTAATATTCCTTTTCGTATTTGATTTACTTTGTCTAACTCATCACCAAAATTAATTATCATTTGTTGTTTTGTTTGGCTTGTTAAGTTAAACAGTATTTATATAATATTTAAAAATTTTATTTTAAAAAGGTAAATCGTTGTTAGATTCTCTGTCAGTGTTTTGTTCTTGTAGGGTAAGTTCTTCATTGTGATTGATCTTCCAACCTACAATCGTGTTAAAATATTTAGTTTCTCCTTGTGGACTTTTCCATTCGCGACCTCTCAAATTAAAACCTATTTTAACTTCGTCATTAATAGAATAATTATCTAATATATAACAATTTTTTGTTTGAAAGTCTATCTCTATTTTTTGTGGATACTTTTCTTTTGTTTCTAAAAGCAACTTTCTTACTTCAAAGTTCTTTTCTCCAAATGTTCTTGTTTCTCCAATTTGTTTTATTGTACCTGTTATTTCCATAATTATTTATCTATTATTTTAAAATATTTTTTTGTTAATTCCTCAACATCACTATGTTGTATTTTACCAGAAATAAAAGCTTGTGATGCTTCTTTAAAAGCTACTTGTAATAAAATGCTTCTTCCAGTATCTAACCTGACGGAATACTCGGGATTTTCTTTATTGTAATTATTGTACATACTTACTTTTTTTAAATCTTTAAATTTATAGTCTCCATTTTTTTGTTGAAGATAATCGTATTCAACTTCGTCTCCTTCGTTAAAAGTAACATTTGGACTATAATAGTAAGCTGTATGTTTTGTTGTTTCTATTTTGTAAGTTAAGATCCCATCTCCAAATGGAGGTTTATCTTGTTTGTATATTTTTTTAATTTGTGCTTTGTGTTTCATTTTATATAGTTTGATTTCTTGTATTTTAGTTTTACTAATTTATTAATTATTTCTAAATCATTAATCTTTTTATCTTGCTTTGCAATATGCTTACAAAGAAAATTGATTCTGTTATTTAGTCTTTGAATTTCTTTATTGAATTCTTCTTTTGTTAAGTGAAGATTCATAACTCACAATCTGTTGCTAAACATTTGGTAGAACAGTATCCACCTTGCTTGTGATAAGTTTCGTCTTCTATTGGTTTACCACACAAAACACACTCGTGTGATAATAGGTCTGGTACATATAATAAGTGATTCATTTTGTTTCGTTTTTAATTATTCTATAAATAGCATCAGCAGTAACCTTTGCAGATACACTTCCTTGTTTGTGTACTTTTAGTAAAGTCTTTATTAATTGTTTGTTTTGTTTACTCATAATGTTTTTGAAATTTAGGAATTTTCAAATTGTCTATTTTTTGTAATATTGAAACTAAAGTTTTTTCATCATTTAATTTTCTATCTTCTATTGCTAATTCACAAGCGAATGACATTAACTCTAATTGTCTTTGTGTAAAAGAAATTTTATATCTATCTCTTTTATTTGGTTTATACAGTTCGCTAAAAATTTGTTTTCCTATTGGAGTTAAGTTTTGATATTCTGTTTTTTTCATAATTGTTTTGTTTTAAACTTTAGTACAATCCTTATTTTGTTTTTCAAATTCTTTTCTTACTTTTTTTATTATTTGAATTGCTCTTTTATATTTAGGTGAACTTGATGGTATACCACTATATTCAATTCCATACATAGATTCAAGGATGATATTTATTTGATCTAGTGTAAATTTAATTTTTGTCATAATTGCTTTGTTTTATACAAATATATTAAAAAATGTTGATAAAAAAAAATGTTAATAAAAAAAAGAGGGAAAAATTAATTCCCCCCTTTAAAACAAAACAACAATCATAAGATTGATAAGTTCTACAAAGATAATCTTTTATTTTGTATTTGCAACAGTTTTTTGTATTTATCTAGTAAGTCTTGTAAGTCGTTTATGGAATACTTTACTGTTTCCTTTGAAAGCTTATATAGTTTTTGTGCTAGTCCTCTTTTTTTTTTATTTAGTGCAAGTCCGTACTCATATTGTTTTCCGTAACGATACCTGTTATCGTATCTAGACTGTGGGTGTACGTTGTCCTCGTGCCACCTAGTAGACATCTCTTTACGAGATATAAAGTGTCCTGCATCTACTTCACTATAATGAAATTTACGACCTGATGTAATACAAGTAACATACCCTTTACTATCTGCATTTTTTTTTCTTATGTATTCAGAGAATACTGTATCTAGTCTTTTAATAAGTCCTTTACGTGTTATTTTTCTCACACTATAAATGTATTATAAATAAAAGAAAAGAAAAAGAAAGTAAGCAAAGAAAAAGAAAAGAAAAAGCCTACAAAAAGAAAATTTAAAGTGCCTGATCCAACAAGTGTCCAACTTTTTTAGGTTCTTGAAGTTTTGCTATAAGCGAAAACAAATATATAAAAAAATATTTATCTGCCTTGTCCTCTATATTTTTTAAAATAGTTTTTACTAGATTTTAGTTTGCTACTTTTTGTTTTTGCGTGTATGCCTTTACGCTTTTTGGCACTAGGTTTGTATATATTTACGTCAATCTTTTTTGCCATTTCTTACTTTTTCAATACTACGCCCACCAAAATATGCGCCGATTACAGTTATTAAAATTAATTGCAATAAGTCTATCCAGTTAGAAGTTACTGAAAATTTTAAAACACCAGCATCAATAAAAATTAAAAGCACAGTAGATACAACTAAAAAAACCAGTACAAGTGGTCTTACGTTTTTACTTAGCCAACTGTCACTAGCCATATCTGCTTTCCACCTTTCGGTAACATTCTTTTGCATATCTGCTTCGGCATTAATAAAGACCTCTGTCATTTCTTTTTCAAACCTTGCTTTTTCTTCTTTGCTAAATGTAT